CAGCTGATGCCTTTCGCGCAGATTGCCACCCGCATCGGTGGCGCGATCACGATCACCCTGACGTTGCTTCTGCTGGCTCGTTATGGGTGACCGGCAGCGCGCGCGGCGGGATGCCTTCCACGGGCATCTCGAACACCACGCGCAGGCCGCATCAGCTGAACCATGTAAGAAATTGATTGTATGGGGCGTGACGGAATCGAACCGTCGACCAGCGGATTAAAAGAAGCAGCGCTCACTCGTTCGTGGTAGGGCATCGCGTGTAATCGCCTGATTGCACTGAAGATGCGAAACGACCGCCGTGCCGGAAATCTCAGGATTCCGAGCACCAGTGCAAATCGGAGTGCAAATCCGCCGGCGCGGTCAGCCCCGTAGCACGCGCCCCAGGAGCTCGAGGGGATCAGCGCCGATCGCAGCACAGAGGTCGAGGAATTCGCACACCTCGAGCCGGCGCTCACCGGCCTCGAACTTCGAGACGTAGCTCGGCGAACGCTTGAGGGTGGCCGCCAGGGCGCGCTGCGAGATGCCGGCGGCGCGCCGAGCTGCCGCAACCTCCTCGATCAGCGACTTGTGTCTTCGCGTGCGCAAGTGCCGCAATTTTAGCGCCTCCAATTCGGGAGCGCACGGTACAGGCTGCGGCCCTTGCATCCGTTTTGTATTCAGGCATAGCATGGCAAAGAGCGCATACGAAACGGTAGCGCCGCACCTGCCCCATGCCGCACCCGAAACTGCATTCCTTGGACCGCCGCGCTGCTCGGGGACGAGCCGGGAGCCGACGCCGCTGGGGTCCGCGCGTCGATCCGCAGCTTACCTGGCTGACACTGCTCGCCACCGCCGGGCTCGTGCTGCTCGGCGCCCTCCTGCTGCGGGGCTGCACATGAGCCACCCGGTTGGCGTCCGGGGGCGCAATGCGGCAGTCGGCCGCGCCGTGCGCCGGACGGTAACCGCAATGCTCGAGGGGACTCTCGCGCCCGATGCTGCTCTCGGCGACCACCTGGTGCGGCAGCTCGCGGGCGAGCACCTTGCGATCGTGTCGGCCGACGTCGAGACGGATCTCGCCGCCGATCTGCCGCGACTCCCCCGGCCGCCCATCACGCCCCGGGCCTGGCAGGAGCTCGAGCGCGCCCGTGGCGAGCTGACGGTGGCGATCGCCGGGGCCGAGGAGCGGCTGCGGCTGCTCAACGAGACCGGCTTGGCAAACGAGGCGGCGGCGGCGCTCTACGCTATCCTCGACGCGGCGGCCATGGCCGTGCGGGAGGTCGGGTAGATGGGTCTGCGCTTATTTCGCCGCTTGCCCTTGCTGCCCGGCGTTCGCCTGAACGTCGCCACCCGGGGGCTCTCCGTGAGCTTCGGCCACCGAGGCGCGTGGTACACCGTGGGGGCGAACGGCCGCCGCACAGCGACGCTCGGGTGGCCGGGCACGGGCCTGCGCTACACCACCACCACCGGCGGCGGCCGTCCGCGCCAGGGCGTGCCGCCGGCGCCGAGCGCGATCGCCGGCGTCGTGCTCGCGGTGGTCCTGGTGTTGCTCGGCGTCGCGATCGGGCGCGCGGTCAGATGAACGGGGCGAAGCGCTAGAATCCGCCGCGCAATGGCACGTCAGGATGTGGACCTAGCGCCTCAGCCGGTCGACGAACCCGGACCCTGCGACGCGTGCGTCCACTGCCTGCGATGCGCGACTGAGCGACTCGCGTGCGCGGCGTTCCGCGACTTCATCAACTCGAGAGCGTGGGAGGCGGCACCGCGCGTGCCCTCGCGCGAGGACTATTCGCTGGTGTTTGAGAGGCGCGCCGCCTGACACCGCGCACTCCGCGGCGCGCGCCGTCGTCGACGCGCGGGCGGGTCGTGCACGACGATGATCGTCTCGTGACCTGACGGCCCGCCGCGCCGAAGGAGACTACGGCCGCGGGCGGTCGCGGTTTTTCAAGCTCACTCACGACTTGAGCCGCGCCGGCTGGTTACCGAGAGACCGACGCATTAGGAACTGCAGCTCGCCGACGACCGTCGGCCACGCGCGGCCGTGCCTGTGCACAGTGACGAGGCCGCCCTCGTGCACGACTGCGAAGAGGCCTCGGCAGGAAGGCCCCGGGCAACCAATTCGGGCGCCGGAGCACTCGGGCGCAAAGCTCGGGTCTGATATCACATGCCAGCACGGCGTTTGACCGCGCGCCGTCAGCCTCCGACCGGATCTCAGCGTGATCATCCTCCCCTCGGACAGCACGCTCAGCTCCTCGCCGGCGCCGCGCTCCGCCGCCGAGACACACGACGGCCGCGCCGTGACGGGCGCGAGCGCTTGATCACGCCGTCCTCGTCAGGCGCGCTCGGGCTCGCGAATCGGATGCGCCGGCGCACGTTCAGTCGCCGAGCGCGTCCGTGAGCTTGCGGTGCATGGCAACCGCGAGACGCGCGTGCTGGCGAGCCGATTGCAACGTCTCGGCCGACAGCGCGTTGCTGAGATGGGCGCCCAGTCGGGTCATGTCGTTGCGGTACTCCTCGGCGCGGCCGTAGCCCAAAATCTTGAGAGTCGGCGAGGCGGCGGGCGGCGTGGGCTGATTGCCTTCGTTGTACTCGTAGGCCGTGCCGGTGTTGTATCCCGGATCGACGGGCGCGCGGTGAAGGCCGACCCCCGTGAATATCTGCCGCACCTCGGCGTCTCCCTGGGCGCGGAGCTCTTGAGCGCGTCGCATGCGCAGGCTGCGCCCGTACGGGCTGCTGTCGGTGTGGGCCGGGTCATCGTTCCGCATCACTACCTCCTCCTCTCGGAGCCGGGATTGAATGGCTCGCGCGATCAGTTCGCGGTCCTCGCGCGTTTCGCCTCCGCGTGCGTGGCGCCTCAGCGCGCGAGCCAGCACCTTGGCGTTGACGTCGCTCGGGACCGCGACCACCGACACCTCGAGCAGCTCGGCGACCTGGATATCCATCGCGCCCGGCCCGCGATCACGCGCCGGTTTCGCCTCGACGGGAATAAAGCTGACGGAAAGCGCGTCACAGTAGCCGGCCTCGTAGAGGCGGAAAGCCGTGTCGGCCGCCGGGTTCACGCCGGCGGCCGCGAAAACGACTACGCCCTCGAGCGGCGCCGGCATCACATCGCCGCGCTTCCCGCCCGCAGAACCTGAGCGGATCCCGGTCACTTTCCCGAGAACGCGGTGAATGCCGTCGGCGTCCTGGTGGGAGTCAACGAGTGGGACCGAGCGCGACTCGGGCGCTTTCCAACCGAACACTCGATGCCGGTCGCGCGCGACGTCGGAGGTGGACAGGATCGCGGGGAAACTGCGGTCCTCGACTGCGGTGCCCGAGCGCTGGATCCGCCCGCACCGCTCGAGTCGCCGCGTTTCCGCGTCCCGGTTGACGATCCTCATGCAGCCCCTCCGATAACCTCGGGAGTGAAGTCGGATGCCTCGGCCTGGTGGCGCGGACGCGGCACCAGCTGCCGGACCGGCGCGCGCGGCTCGAGCGCCCTCTCGATCTGCGCCAGCGCGAGCCGCAAGTCTGCGATTCGCTCGAGGAGCGAATCGATCTGCCGCGCCGGCGTCGCGGCGTCGCATCGCGGATCGCGCAGGAGCTCGTGGCGCTTCTCCTCGAGGTCGGCGTGCAGGACGCGAGCCATCCCTTCGCCGGCCGCGCTCACGCCGGCGCTGGCGAGCCCGACCAGCGCCTCGATCTCAGCACGCGCCGCAGCGCTCGCACGCTGAGCGGTCGCGAGCTGCGCACGCAGCGGCGGCAGTTGCTGCTCGAGCTGCTCGAGGAGCTCGAGGTACTTGGGGCGCAGGGCGGAGAGCGCGTCCGCGGCGGCAGTCACAGCCCGATCCCCGAAAATAAGTCTGCGTCGAAAACCTGGAAGCCCGCAGCTCGCAGCGCAGCCGGGTAGCTCATCAGCCGGCCGCGCGCGCGCTGCACGATCTCAGCCGCTTCCGACACCTCCCGCGCGGCCGCGCGAATTGCGGGCGCGAGTCGCGCGATCTCGCGGGCCTTCAGAGCGTCCTCGGCCGCGACAAGTTTTTCGTGCGCCTCGAGAATCGGGAAGCGCAAGAGCCTTCGCGCCTCTCGCGTCGCCGCGAGCCGCACCTCGACCGGGGTGGTGGCGATGGCGCCGCCGGCGGCGATCGCACGGCCGGCTTCAAGCGATGCGGCGGCGCGCGCCTCGGGCTGCTCGCTGGCGAGCCGCGCACTCTGAGCCGCGCGCACCCTGGCTTGCAGGCGGGTCTCCTCGTCGGCGAGCTCCGCGTCGCGACGGTTGAGCTCCTGTAGCGCGCGCAGTGCCGCGGCGTACGTCGGATCCTGCGACTTCGGCGGGACGGTCGGCTCGCCGGACTTCATCTTCGTTGCGATTGCTGCTGTCGATGCCATGGCGGGGAGGATTTCAGTTTCCGTGGCGCGTTTGTAGTAGGGGGGCAAACGCGCCAGCGAAACGCCCGGCGGATCACCTCCCGCGTTACTGACTCAGCCCCGGGTATCTGAGCGAGGAGCTCCGATCGGTCCGGTAGCGTCGCCGCGAAAAAGCGAATTGAGACGTTGGGGAACTGCTCCGCGTGAATTTTGCGGATTGCCTCGTCGCGGCGCGCGCAGCGCTCCAAGTGGCGCCAGTTGCCTGCAAGGCCGAGCGCCGCTTCGAGCTTCTCACCCGCCTCGGCCGCTTCGATCGCGGCCGACAGCCAGCGCCCGAGCTCCGGGTCGACGAGCCCGGCGGCGGTCGCCACGGCGCGCAGGCGGCGAATTGGGTCGCTGCTGCTCATTCGCCGGTGGGAGCCTCCACCGGGGGCGTGTCCACCTGAGCGACGTACTGCAGCAGCTCGAGGCGGGCGCTCGCGAACAGCGAGCCCGCATCGGCATGCGCCTCTGCGGCGGCCGCCGTGGTCACGGCGATCTTCACCAGCAGCCGGCGCAGCGCCAGGTAATCCAGAACCCGCTCGGCGTGCTGCCCGAGCCGAACGAGCTCGGTGAGGCGCTCAAGGGACTTTCGCGCGCGCATGTGACTCGCGCGCGCGGCGTTGAAGTGCGCGAGCGCCGCGGCGAGATTCGCGCGCCGCGCGGTCATACGGACAGAAACACCGGCAGGCCGCGCGCGGCGCGCTCGTCGTAGACGCTCGGGCGGTCCTTGTCGGCCCGCGAGACGCAGGCCGCCGCGGCATTCAGCAGCGCCGCGACGCCGTCGATCTTGCCGCTGCCGACGGCGGTGGCCTTCGTGAGGCTCACCGCATTGCCGCGGCGCTCGACGACGGCGTTGGCCACGTTCCACCGCAGCAGCCGGGAGCCGGCGTGCCTGAGCATCCCGCCGGCGAGCAGCCGCTCGATCCACACGATCGCGGGCGTCGCCTGCCAGTTCTGCGGGACCGACTGCACCTCGATGCCGAGCTTGAGCAGCGCTTCCGCCGTGTCCGGGGCGCAATAGCTGTCGATGCCGGCGAGCCCCACCTTGCCGGTGGCGGCCGCCTGGCGCACCACCTCGAGCATCTCCGTGAGATCGCCGGCGCCGTCCTCGAAGAGCGTCAACTCGCCGGCGGCGATGAAGCCGTCGTAATCGTTCACGGTCTTGCGCTTCTCGTAGCCGCGGCGGCTGAGCCACTGGTGCGACCAGACGAGAACGCGCTCGTCCAGCGTCTTGCCGAGCACCACCAGGGCGGAAAGATCGTCGAGGCCTCCGCGGTCGATTCCAACATACAGCCTGAACGACTCAGCGAGCAGCGCCGTAAGGTCGAGTGTGTCATCCGCCGCGCGGTCCCATTCCGCGAGCGGGAGCCAGCGGTCGACGCCGGCGGAACCCTCCGGCGCGATGTTGAGGTTCTGGCTTCGGAAGTCGCGCAGCGCCGAGGGGTCGGAGCGGGCGCTCTCGAGCTCGGCCTCGAGGCGCTCGCGCGTCACGGTGAAGCCGAGCGAAGGATTCGACCAGTGCCAGTTCTCAGGGTCCTCCGGATCGAGCCCCGCCGGGACTTCGCAAAGCCACGCAAAGAAGCGCGGGTCGACCTCCTCGCCGGCGATCACGCGTCGCGCCTTCTGGCACGTCGCCTCGAAAATGCCCGATGACAGATCCGTCGGCGCCGTCGAGATCGAGAGCAGGAGCGGCTCGCGGCGCGCGACCTGGCCGGTGCGGATCTGTGCGACGAGCCGCGCGCCCTTCGGCGTCGCGCCGAGGAGATGCAGCTCGTCGACGAGCGCGAGCGAGATGTTCTGCCCGACCACCGCCGCCATCTCGGCGCTGACCGCGGTGACGCGCGAGCTCGTCGCGGGGTAGCGGATCGTGTGGCGGTGCTCGACGATCGCGAAGCGCTCCGAGAGCGTCTCGTCAGCACGCACCATCGCCGCCATGCCGTCGAACATGATGTGCGCCTGCTCGCGGTTGGATGCCAGGCACACGACGTGTTCGCGCTGCTCTTCGTTGAGCAGCAGTTTGGTGAGCGCGAGCGCGGCGGCGTAGGAGCTCTTGCCGTTTTTCTTCGCCATGTTGACGAAGATCTCGCGCAGCGCCCGCAGCCCCTGTTCGTCGGTGTGGCCGAAAATCAGCACCGTCAAACGGCGCTGCCACGGCGGCGAGTGCTCGCCGATGCGCTTGCCGGCGAACGGGCCCTCGGTGATGGGGAGCCGTGACAGGATGCGCCAGGCCTTGAGACCGCGGCCGGTCGGGTCGTCGACCTCGGGGATCAGGTCGAGCGCGGTGTGCGGCTCGACCGTCAGCGGGAAGAGCGGCGCCGGCACCGGGAGCGGCGTCAGCGATCGAGTACGCCGCGCCACACGTCCCTCCCTCCGCCGTTCGGCTTCGCGCGCGGCTTCGCCGGCAGCGCCTTGCGTGCGAGCGGGCTCAGACCGAGCACATGCGCCAAATTTTTTACCGTCGCGGCGGTCGCCTCGATCGTGCGCAAGAGCGGATGCGGTTTGCCCTCCTTGTCGACGAGCGCGGCCTTGTCGAGCGCCAGGGTGAGACGACGCAGCCGCACCACTGCGGTCACGTACGTCTCGACCACGCCGGCGTCGACGGCCAGGAACGTGCCGTTGCCGCGCAGGTATGCCACGGTCTGCCTCCAGAGCTCCGCGGCGTCGGCTGACAGATACGGCGGCGCGCGCTCATGCGTCGCGGTCCTCGAGCGTGTTGGTTTCGATCGCTTCATCCGATGCCCCTTAATGGCGCTGTGCTCACTCGTTCGAAGGCCCCATGCGGACGCGCGCCTCTGTCCGCTCCCAATCGTTAACCCCCTTCCCCCTTTGCGGCCGTGGCGTTACGCCCTCGCCCGCGTCGCGCCAGGCGTCGAGCTCTCGCGCGCTCTTCGCGGCGTGGCACGCGCTGCACATCGGCTGCCATGTGCTCTGATCCCAGAAGCGCTCACGCCAGTCCTCGCGCTGATGCCCGTCGCGGTGATCGACCACGACGGCGGTGGCACCACAACCGCAGGTTGCGTGAGTCGCCAAGAACAGCACGCGTTCCCGACGCCATCGGCTCGAGCGGTAGAGCAGCGCACGCTCTCGGTTGCCCTGCTCCATCGCTGTCGGCAGTCGCATCACCGGCGCCGCGAGACTCGTCCGCGGTACGCGGGCGCTGAGGCTTAGCGGGCGCGGCCGTTCAGGCACGGTCCCGCTCCTTCCGCTTTTCGGTCTGCGGTCCCGCGCGATCCCGGCATCAGCGTGCGTACCTACGCGCCCAGCCGGCGCCGCGTTTCCTCATGGTTTCGCCTTCGCCGGTGGCTCGCCGAAGCGCTGAACGAAGTCGTCCGCGAAGCTCTTGCGCGGCGCAGCGGCGGCCGCCGGACCAGCCGCTCGCGTAGCCGCGCCATCGGTACGGTACCGGGTATGGTCTAAGGTCCCGGTACCGGTACCGGTGTGGGGCGTGACAGCGTTACTGTCACGGGCACTTTTCCGTGACGTCACGCCCGTGACAGACTCTCGATCTTTCTTGCGCTTCCGGCGTTGGCGCTCGGCCGCCAATTCGCGCTCGTGTTCTCTCTTCGCCGCACGGTCATCGTGGCGTAGGTCTCTGGCGCGAACGAGGTTTTTCTCGCAATAGCCCGGGAGCTCAACGTAGCCATCGGCCCGCACCTTGATCCATTGCGGCGGGAACTGAGCGAGCACTGTCACGGGCACATTGAGGATTGCGCTCAATCCGTCGAGCGTGACAGTCACGCTATTGTCCGCGCGAATGTGCGAATCCGCGTAGGCCCAGAGCGTGACAGTCACGCCGAGTAACGCGTGACGCAGAGCGTGACGGCGCTCAAGCTCCGGGAGGTCCTTGGCGAAGGTCCAGACCGGTGCAACGCGTTCGGCCAGATCGTAGAGCCGCTGATCGGCGACCTGGTCCTTGTCGATGCGGATGTAGCCGGCCATGGGTGTTAGTACGACTCCTGCCCTGTTGGAATTGCGGGGCGATATTGATGATGCGAGCCGCCGATGGTGTCCGCGATCGCGAGCCAGCCTTCCTCGAGCAGCTCGGCGAGCAGCTCCGAGATCTCGTCGGGATCGAGTGCGGTCGCCGCCGAAAGGCTGAGAGCCGACACATAGTGCGTGCGCTTGCCGGCTTGCGGCTCCATCCAGTGCGCCAGCGCCATGCAAATGAGGCGCTTCTTCCATCCGCGTCCCCGACGTCGCGAGATAACTCCGCGTGGGCTCGTCTGAGTGACGGCGAGAATCCAATCACGCTCGGTCAGTGCGCGCGCGCGCCTCATTCGTCCACCTCGGTCTCCCGGTGCTTCTCCGCGAGCTCGCGGATTCTCCAGTCTGGATACCAGCGGCGACCGACCCACTGACCGCCAGATGCGACGCGGCGCCTGATCTCTTCGACGGTGAGGCCCGTGCCGCGAGCGATCGTGTCATCGCTCATCCCCGATTCGGCGAGCTGTCGGATCGCCTGAGCCTGCTCGTCGCGGTTCAGCACGTTGAAATGCAGCCGCGCCATCGCATCCATCGTGAGCGCACCGCCAACGTTGCGTGTGCTGCTCATGGTGAGCGCAGCCGGTCGGCCGCGGTGTCGGATGCGTCCTTGAGCCGCTGTTTGATGTTGCCTTTCGCCGTAGCCCATAGCGCCGCGCGACGCTTTTCGAGCGCTTCCCACGCGTTGCGCGAGGAGCATTTCGAGTACTCCTCGAGGAGCTTCTCCGGCGTATCGACCGCCATGGTTGCTGGTGCGCCGCCGGCGGCCCATGCCGCTAGGCGCTCGCCGAGCTGCTCGTCGATCGGCGCGCCGTCCTTGAGGAGCGCGCGGTGCTGTTCGTACAGCTTGATCGGACGCGGCACGCCTGGCGCATCGGCCAGGAGTAAAAACGATGCGGTCAACTCGAACGGAAGTGACTTCTCGCAGATCGGGATCCAGCCGTCGAGGCCTGTGGGCGAGGCCTTGGGCACGATTTTCATCTTGCCGTCGGCAGGATCGCGCACCATGGCAACTTTTTCTTCAGCGCGCATGCACAAAATTAAGTGCGCACGGACCTGCAGCAGCCGCTGCACCATCTTCTTGTGCGCCATCTTCGGCGCGATCCACGCGGCCATCCGGCAGGCTTCGCGCTTCTTCCAGTCCTCGCCCGCCATCCGCTGCAGCTCCTGCTCCTGCTGATCCAGGCAGCCGCCTTCGCCCGCCCACTCGTGCGAGCAGGAGTCGACGACAATCACGGGGTAGTGTGCGGCGTCGGCGGCGAGGATCGCCTCGGTGTACCGTGCCGGCGTGAACGGCGGCTGTAGATCGCCGTGATCGAAGGCGTGTTGATCCCCGTAGTGTTTCGCTCTCGCGGCTTCTGTATCGACGACCGCGAATCGCTTACCGCCGGCGAGGCCGCTCGCGAGACGCATTGCGCTCTTGGTCTTGCCGCTGCCGGTGCCGCCGGCGAGCCCGATGATCAGCGGGATCTTCTCGCGCACCGCGGGTGCAAAGGCGAACGCTGGCGAGCTCACTGTTGCCATGTTCCGAGCTCCTCTGCGAGCACCCAGCTCGGCGGCTCGATCACGATCGGCGGGCCGCCGGTGAAGTAGCCGGGCCATCGGCCGGACGCCAGGCATTCGCTCCACAAACGCCGCGCCTTCTCCCAGCGGAGCGCGCCGATCTCGCGCCAGGCGCCATTCGGCTCGATCGGCACCACGGAAAAGGGCGGCTCGATCTCGAGGAACAGGAAAGTGAAGCGAACGCGACCCTCCAACTCAGGCCGCAGAGCTGCAAGCGCGCGCGTGTGCACGATGTACTGAAGGTCGTAACCGTAGTCGCGGAAGGTGCGCTCGATCTTCCGAGGATTGG